TGGTGGTAGTGGTGCCTTGGTTGGCGGCATTCAAAATACATCTAATGATGGCTCTTATACTGGTACAACTGGTTCTGGAACTGCAAGCATTAGCGTTTCTACAACTGGCTCTAGCGGTACTAATGCAAATCTCCCACCTTACTACGCCCTTGCTTATATTATGAAGGCTTAATCATGGCTGAGAAAGAAATCCCATTAACCGACGATCAGATAGAGGCAATAGCAGAAAGAGCCGCTGAAGTCGCATTTAAGAAGATCTACGAGGAAGTGGGTCGTTCTGTCGTTAAAAAGATATTCTGGATCGTAGGCGCTGGAGCATTAGGTCTTATGTTCTGGATGGCTGGAAATGGGACGCTGCCTAAATGATTGAAGTTGCCACAGCCCTGATGGTAATCAAAGGGGCTAAGGCGGCTTTTGATGTCGCTAAAGAGGCTTTTGACGAGATTAGGGAATGCGCTGAGGCTGGTAAGTCTGCTCACGAATCATTAGGGGCGCTTACCAGTTTTTTTTCGTCTGCTGGCAAGGCTGAAGAAGGCATAGCTCACGCTAAAGAACTCCAAGAAAACCCGCCTGAAGGTCAAGAAGACAGCCGCAGTGACTACGAGATCGTCATTGAGATGATGGTCGCTGAGAGGCAGTTAAAGCAGTTCTACAAAGACTTGAAAGAGATGTTTATCTACCAGTTCCAAGAACCCGGTTTGTATGACGAGTTTATGGGGCGGCTAGAGAAACTTAGGGCAGACCGTAGACAAAGGGAAGTAGACCATAGGCTACATCTCAAGGCTCTGGAAATGGCTGCTAGGCGCGAGAAAGCCAAGAAACTTCAGTTTATTCAGGATATGGCAGCTATAGCACTAGGTGCAATAGTTTCTATATCGATAATTGTTGGTATTGTTTGGATGTTTACTTTGGGGGGCTAATGCTTACTTTACTATCTACTTTCACATCGTTCTTAATGGGTGGTTTGCCCAAGATCCTAGACTTCTTTCAGGATAAGTCAGACAAGAAGCATGAGCTAGAACTTGCCAAGATGCAGACAGAGCGAGAACTGGCTTTGGCTAAAGAGGGTTTTGCTGCCCAACAGCGTATTGAGGAAGTCAAGCTCGACGAGATCAAGGTTCAGTCTGCTTCTGACGAGCGAGTAGCCCTGATTACGGCTCAACAGGCTGAGATGCAGTCTATCTATGCTCACGATATGAAGTTGAGTGAAGGCACTAGCCAGTGGATGAAGAATCTGAGGGCTTCTGTACGTCCTGTCATTACTTATGGCTTCTTTGGGCTTCTGTGTGCCTTGGATGCGGTTCTGGCTTATAAGGGCTTTGAGTCTGGTGTTTCCTTTAACGAGATGGCAGACCAGCTTTGGGATGACGAGACTCAGGCGCTGTTTGCATCCATCATAGCGTTCCATTTCGGTGGTCGGGCATTTGGCAAATGATTAGCGAAAAAGCCTTTTTAATGCTGAAGAAGCACGAAGGGGTAAGGAATAAACCTTACCGCTGTCCTGCTGCCTTATGGACGATTGGGGTCGGTCATGTTCTCTATCCTGAGCAGGGTAGGCTGAATATGGCTGACCGTATGAAATATCCCCTAAAGATTGAAGATTTCCGCATATTCTCTAAAGAGGAAGTTGATGAAATTCTTAAAGCCGATCTTGCTCGTTTTATACGAGGCGTATCCCGTTATTGTCCTGTTATTGCTAGTCAAGGGCAGTTGGATGCGCTGGTCAGCTTTGCCTTTAATGTAGGTTTAGGAGCCTTACAGAGGAGTACCTTGAGACAGAAGCATAATCGAGGTGACTATGAGGGTGCTGCTAACGAGTTCCTAAAGTACACAAAGGGTGGAGGTAAAGTTTTACCGGGCCTTGTAAAGAGGCGAAACGACGAGAAAGCCCTTTATTTAGGAGGCTAGCATGAAGAAACTTGCTGTTGTCTTATCGTTAATTAGTTGTTATAGTTTCGCGCAAGAAGCAGCAGGTTTCCAGAATAATGCTGGTGGTTGGACGGTCATTACGACGAGAGACCAGTATTGTGGTGCTAGGGGCATGAATGATGGCTATGCCTTTGGTACTGAGTCCTACGTTAGGTTTTGTTGGACACGAAGAAGTAACGCTATTCTTGTAGTCTTTGAGACTGGTGAAAATAAGACATGGCACGTTGATTCGTTCCAGCTTCTTGATGTTGAGCCAGAATATAAAGGTAATAAATTGTAATGCCTAAAAAAAAAGAAGATTGGATGCCAGCTTGCCAATCCTGCTCATTCTTTGAATGTGAGCCAAAAGAAAATCTAGGCTATTGCAGACGTTACCCGCCAACCTTAATTAATACGGGTGACGATGATTATGAAAGCACTTTCCCTGTGGTTGGCAGGGATGACTGGTGTGGGGAATTTCATCGATTTTCTAACTAGAGGGGATCATGCGAAAACGATCTTGCACAGACCAAGAGTTTATAGGTCTGTGGAATAAACACGGTTCGGTAGTAGAGTTATCAAAAATACTAGGAATTACTGAAAGAAACGTAAACGCAAGACGCAGGAAGATTGAAGAAAAACACGGTATTGTTCTTGCTGGAGTTGCTAGGAACAGCCCAGACTTCAAAGTAACATATCCTGAGAATAATATCAGAGTCAATGTTACATTGAAAAATGGTGTTATCGTCGTTGGGTCTGACTGCCACTACTGGCCTGGTATTATCAGCACTGCTCATCGTGCATTCGTAAAGATCATCAAAGAACTAAAGCCAAGGATGGTCGTTATGAATGGGGATGTATTCGATGGTGCGTCTATCTCCAGACACCCAGTTTCAGGATGGGGTACTACGCCTACAGTAAAACAAGAGCTAGAAGCCTGTCAGGATCGCCTAAAAGAGGTCGAGAAGGCCGCTAGAGGCTCTGCCCTACACTGGACATGGGGTAATCACGATATGCGCTTTAACGCCCGTTTAGCGGCTCAGGTGGGGGATACTTGGCGAGGCGTAGAAGGCATGAATCTGACTGACCATTTCCCCATGTGGAAGTTCTCTACCAGCATTATGGTCAACGATCATACGATGATTAAGCATCGTTATCATAATGGCATCCATGCTGTTTACAATAATACGATGAAGGCTGGTATTAGCATAGTCACAGGCCACCTGCATTCCCTGAAAGTTACGCCTTGGTCAGATTACCGGGGTGACAGATATGGTGTGGATACAGGTACATTATGTGACGTTAGTGGCGATCAGTTTGAATACTCTGAAGACAACCCTAAGAACCATAGATCTGGGTTTGCAGTCCTAACCTTTGTTGATGGTCAGATGCTGCCTCCAGAGCTATGTCAGGTTTGGGACGATGACCATGTAGTCTTCAGAGGTGAGCTAATCAAGGTGTAATCCTGCTAATAGCCCGGTTAATGTACCACTGGGCTTTTAGTAGGTCTTTGAGCTTGTCTTCTTTCTTACCTGCCCTAGATATGTATTTAACGGCATTTCCTAGATGAAAGTCTAGGTTCTTGGCTTCAATGAAATCAATGGTTTCAATGCCACCATCGGTATAGTGTGCTGGATGATTAACTTGATCCATCTTTGACGAATACTCCATTCTTATTGAGGTAGCCTTTACGATCTTTAATCTCGTTATAGGCTGATTCTAGGCAATGGGTTAGGTTTACGTCTTCTAAAGCCCCCACCACAATAAGACACACAAGCACATCGCCAATCCCATCAACAATAGCAGGTCGATCCCGTTTAATAATAGCATCTGCTAGTTCTCCCATTTCAGATACTGCTTTGAGTAACTGCGTCTTAGAGTCTGAATTAGCGACAATTCCTCTAGCTTCAGCCCATCGGATTACGTCCAGTTCTGCGATATTCCAGCTCACTGGCAAAGCTCCTTGATCTCAGCAATTGGCAGACCTAGAACTTCATGAATACGGATCATAATATCGGCTGACACAGCGCATTTACCGTTACGAATACGGCTAATGACTGGAGTTGAGACATCAAGTTTTGCAGCCAGTTGCCTATCGTTAGGAATCTCAAAGCGGCTTTGTAGTTCGTCTAACAGTTTCATAAGTCTCCTATGTAAAGTTGTTGGTGACAGCTATTCCCTGTATCCGTGTGCGATATGCCACTGCCGATTATTCACTGCCACCAACACGACTGAGGACTGTCTACGATCATCCACCCGGGTAGCTTCGTATCGCTCTCGCCCAATCCTCATGCGTCTTGGTTATACAAATTTATAAGCCTGTATACGGCATTTACCTTATAAATTGTGCAGGGTCACTAGACTTGGAGCAGTCCGAAGGATTATCTAGCCCCTGCTGCCGGTGTTACGCGCCACTACCGGCTTGGCGTATTAGGTGGGTACTCGCTGCGTCTGTGGCTGGCGGTGATTAGATTCCAGCTACCCACTTCACAGCATCCGCTTTCCCCATAAAGGTGGCCTTACTTACTTCACTGCGTTGATGAACCCCATGTTAATCAAATAAGCAGATCCGCTTTCAGGCCGTAGATCAGAACGGAACTTGATCCTCTGGCATATCATATTCCTGCTTTGCTTTGGGCTTTTGCTTAACCGAATCCTTAGGCTTTACCGACAGACTAAAGAACTTTTTACCGTCTTTACTAGACTCTTTAATCCATGCAGATAGCCAGTAATCTGTTCCATCTACGTTCAGAGAGCCAGAATATTCCGGATGGTTGTCTGCTGTCTTATTAAGATTTTTAGACAAGATCCCACGATTAGTATTGTCAAAGTTGCTCATATTTACCTTGTAGTGAATTTCTTAATTGCTGCCCGTTGTTTACTATCCAACAAACTCCATAGGGCGGTTTTGGAGTCTGCATCTAACTCACACTGTTCAATATACTGGACAGCGCCTTCTACATCGTCCATAGCCAGCATAGAGATAACATGGACTCCGATGCTGCGAATAGCCTCTTGATCCTCTATAGCCATGCTATCAAATACGTCTTTGCTAATAGGCTTTGCAGACTTAGGAGCCTCTTGGCCTGTTGTAGCGTCTAGCGCATCATGCTCTACGATCTCAAGCGCAGTAACGTACAGGTAGCGTCTGGAGTATGTTTCTACAGCACCTAGATTCTGGATCGGATGGCAACCTTTCAGATTGGCATCAGCCATCGGGCTAGTAAATGTAATAGAGCCACCGTTATCAGTATCGATAATGCGTAGAGTAGCCAACTCTTTATCAAAGCTGATGACTGAGCAGAGTCCAAGTTCATTGAATATCTCGTTAATGGTAGGAAGGAAATCCCCAAGCTCGAAATATTGATAACCTGCAAACTTATTATGTCCTGACTTCTTTATTGATGACTGCTGTAGTTTGATCCTAGCTTTTTGCAGTTTTGCGTAGACTTGATATTCAGACATTATTTACCCCTTATTGAATTTTTTATACTCGATAATATTGAGTGATTTGATTTCCTGTACAGGTTGTACCGGATTAGCCTTAGCTTGCATTTCACGACGAGCCTTAGCAAACGTTTTAGCAACATTGGTACTGGATGCAGGTACATATTTAAACGATGGATCTAAGATGGATTTACTCATATTGAACAGGCTAAAAGATAAAGAAAGACCATTATTACACCAATGCAAACTGGATGTCTAGCAAACCAGTCATTCGCTGATAGTAGCTTTTTCATAACGTGCTTTCTCCCAGATCAATTTATCAACATGAGCGCAAGCCTTACCAAAGCTATCCAGATCCTCGCCTAACGAATTGCAAAGCATCTGACGAGCTATCTCAATGAACTTGGACTCTGCTCAGTCATCAGCTTTGATAAAGACTTGGCTACTCTACGCCTTATCGATACTGATAA